TAATTAAGAGAAGGGGGTGGGGCAACTCACCCCCAACTTAACATGGAAGAACTAGAAAAAATAGCATTGAAAATGAACGCCGAGAAGAAGAAGGCGCAAGCAAAGAAACCTAAAACCGGACCACAAACCTCCAAGGAGTGGCTGGAGCACGGTGTAAAGGAAGGTAGAGGTTCTGGGTTTGGGAGAAAGATATATGACATCTGAAACACTTGTTCTCGACAAGGACAAGGTCCGTAGAACCGACATGCACTTTGATGAGATAGATGACACCGTCACCTTTAACACCGTGCAGGATGTCGGCCCGATGTTGGAAGAGAACAAAAAGAAGATGAACGAGTACGGTGACAAACTCTCCCTCGGGAAAAGAGGGGAGTGGCATCACACCGCTTCTATCCCCATTACAATCTGGGAAAAGTGGATGCAGCAAACCAACGGGGCCATAGAAAAGGACACCACACTACTGGCAGCCTACTTGAACAACCCAGACTATAAGTATTTCAAAGTAGCCCCAACAAACCTATAAGGTAAAAGATATGATTGACATTAGTAATGTTTTCAAACCGGGGATAACGCACACCTTGTCTGCCACCACTTCCAGTGGTGCAACTCGAACTTCTGCGTTTAGCGCCCAGGTGACCATTGTGATGCTCACAGCTACTGATGACTGCTTTATAGCATTCGATGGTGGGGGCGGACCAACCGCTACCACATCTTCAGTATTTATCACCCAAGACACCCCCTACCTATTTGGGGTGAGTTCTGGGTACATGTGCGCTGCCATAACCTCCGCTGACACTTCCACGGTCTACATCACTGAATTAAGCCGGTAGTGCGTAATGTCGCTGTAGTGGGGGATGTACCCATCATATCCTCATCGCTACGGATACCTGGCCTGACATTAAGGGAAATTTAATGGCAATTTCAACATATAGTGAACTTAAAACTGCTGTAGCAAACTGGATCAACAGAGATGACCTGACAGACCGAATTCCAGAGTTCATAGCATTAGCGGAGGCACGGTTCAACCGTATGCTCCGGGTGAGCGCTATGGAGGGTCTTTACACTGCAGACACCGTTAAGGCTCAGAGAAACTACAACCTACCCCCACGATACCTACAGATGAGATCCCTGCGCTTAAACAGGGACCCACTGGTCGTGCTCACGTACCTGACCCCAGAAATGATGGACAGGGTCTGGGCTGGGAGTGCGGTAGGAATCCCTAACGCTTACACCATCAAGGCCAACGATATATTTCTAGGGCCTGCCCCGTCTGCCGTGTATGAGATGGAGATGGATTATTTTCGGAAGTTCGACGCCCTGTCCACTTCCACCGCAACCAACTGGGTGATTATAAATGCCCCAGATGTTTATCTTTATGGCAGCCTGCTCGAAGCAGAGCCTTTCATAATGAATGATCAAAGAACCGCTCTCTGGTCTGCTGCATTTTACAAAGCAATAGAAGACATACAACTTCAGAATGATAAAGACAGGCACTCTGGTTCTGAAATGAGAGTAATGAATACTAGCGGATACCCATAATGGCTGCACCAATTCCATGGAGTAGTGCCACAACTCCCATAGACTGGGACGTCATAGCAATAAATTGGAATACCGCTGCCAAGGCCAACACAGGTACTTACGGCGCACTGTCCGACCAGGCTGTTTCCGGTGAGACCGCATTATCCCCTCAAATTACATTCGGAGCTTTAGCAGACCAGGCAACCACCGGCCTGTTATCAATCTCAACCAGTGGAGCATTCGGTTCCCTGGGAGGTATTGCCTCTACAGGCGGTATGAGTTTTGCTGGGAATGTTTCTATGGGGGCGCTTGCAGGTCAAGCTATGAGCATGGGGTTATCCATAGCAGAGACCGCTTCTTTAGAAGCGCTCGGTGATTACATTAACAGCGTTAATCATGCAGAAGATGTGAGTATAGGAGCGCTTGGTGATTGGTCTTCTACGAGCGCATTTCTATGGAATGAGAAGTCGGACATAACAACAACATGGACAAAAGTACCTTAAAGAGGAGTAGCGTAAATTGGATTTTCAACCAACCTTAGAGGCCCACGGAGGCTTACACATGAATGAGATAAGAGATGTAGATCTTAGCCTCGAAAATTATTGGGAAGTGGTTTGCCATGACTCAAACGGGGTCGAGAAGTGGAGAGAGAAAAACAAGAACCTGGTCACTACGGCAGGCGCCAATCACATACTGGATGGGACCTTCAAAAGTGGGACCCAGATAACAAGTTGGTATGTGGGCTTGAGTAACACCGGGGCCACCCCTGCCATTGCAGATACCATGAGTTCCCACTCTGGTTGGACTGAGCTGGTGCACACCACAAAATACTCAGAGACTGTAAGACAGACCCTGACGTTAGGCTCTATCACTGGAACAACCACAAGTACCTGTGATAACAGCGCAAGCAAGGCAACCTTTTCCATGAACGCCACAAGCACAGTAGCAGGTGCGTTTGTTGTCAGCAATAACGCCACCTCTTCTGCAACCACAGGCACCCTGTACGGGGTTGTTAACTTTGGTTCAGAGAGAGGGGTTATCAGTGGGGACACACTGACAGTCACGGTTACGCTTACTGCCAAAACAGCGTAGTAGGAGGGTCTAATGGCTACAGAAGATGCTAGTTATATTAGCGAACTAAACGCTGCATACCCAGCCGACGGTGATGCCGTCGGTGAGGGTGGTGGTACAACCACAGGAACAGGGTCTACTCGGGGCCACTTGAATATGATCAAGTACGCTCTGAAGACCCAGTTCAGTGGGCTGACAGGAACCACTGCCATTACCTCCTCTGAGGCAGAGATGAACCTAGTGGATGGATGTACGGCTACTACTAATGAACTAAATTATTTAGACATTACTACGCTTGGTACATCTGAAAACTCCAAGGCACTAACTCAGAATGCTTCTGGCGAAATAACCATAGGCACTGGGAGTGTTTCCACTGGAGTTACCAGAGGCGCTCCTATAACCATTACGCAAGGCACGTTAATAGATCTGGATACAGGAAACAATTTCCTATGGACTCCTGCGGCAGCAGATGAATTATCTTTCGCTAACGAAACAACAGGTCAGTCAGGATTTGTCAAACTGATAAATCCCTCTGCCTATGTCATTACTAAAGGCTCAGAAGTAAAAGCCTCTGCTACATTCCTTGCAGATGTTACAGTAGCAGGAACCTATCTGGTTACTTACTTTTGTGACGGAACCAACGTCTACGTTTCCGCTTCTGCTGCGCTTTCCTAATGACACTACTCCAATCAGGTCTTGCTAAATCGGCAGCGGAGGATGCTTACACCATTGATCAATCTCTGCGGTTTAATGATGGTGATTCCGCTTATTTAGCTAGAACTCCAGCAAGTGATGGTAATAGAAAAACCGGAACTTTCAGTTTTTGGTTTAAGAGGGGCAATATTACTTCCGACATGGATATTTTTAGTTCGGGAGCCAATAGCACTAATGAATTTGATATTCAAATTAAGTCTGATGATACGTTGCAGTTTAAGGAACTGTCTGGTGGTGTTACTAAATTTGAATTTGTAACCAATCCTGTATACCGCGATCCATCAGCATGGTATCACTGGGTTATTGCAATGGATACTTCTGAGGCAGCAGATGCTGACAAGGTACGCATCTATGTTAATGGAACACAATTAACATCAGCAGATTTTGCTACAGAAACTTATCCAGCCACAGATTGGTCTGGCAATATAAATAGGGATATTGAACTTTGTATTGGTAAGAGAAGTTATGACAGTGCTAATTTTTATGATGGTTATCTAGCAGAAGTTTACCAAATTGACGGCACCCGATACGCTGCATCCGATTTCGGAGAAACCGATTCCACCACTAACCAGTGGAA